TCAAAAAATTAGTAAGATTAAAAATATTAAACGCATCAGCATCTGCTGGTGCGTTTCTTGTAAAATTACATTTTGTGCGTGCTTTTCGATAACTGAGGAGTTAATTTTGCTACTTATAAGCGTGCTGTATGCGTGCTTAAAGAGACTTTTCAACACTATTCACAACAATTCACAGAAATAGAAAAAACCACCCAAAGCCCATATATAAAGGGTTTGAGTGGTTTTGAATCTCTTTGCAGAGTAGTCAAAAGTATGTTCTGACTAACGTTTAGAGAATTGTATGAGCCTTTATATAAAGTGCATATATAGAATATTGTGGCCTTTTTGTGTCCTATTGCAAAAATCCATACCTTTCCTAGAAGTTCTCAGAAAGCTTTTAGCGCATAAAAAAAGAACCTACGCATTACACGTAGGCTCAAGTAGTCATTAAAAATATAGTATAGTTCAACTTTTACGTACATTTTGTACGGTTTTATGTCTTATTTTATTAAATTTTAAGCAAATCTTCCATATGGATTAGTATTGTATCCTTTTGAATTAAGCACACCAGCTTTCATCCATCTTCTTTCGCCAGTTGATGCACTGATCCAACTGATCCAAACGAATCCTTCACGTTTTACATATCCGTCGTATCTAACGGACATGCCTTGATTGTAGAATAAGCCTGTATCAATACCTTTTTCATTAGGCGCTTTTCTGATCTTCAAAGTAGTGTTTGGATAGAATGTAGCATTTTCTCTAATAAAATCTGAAGGAACACTGTTTAATACAGTCGGTGTTGATTGAGCACTACCTCCAGGAATATGAGGGTCTGAATCAATACCTGTGTCATTTGTCCATCCAATCGCTACCCCATTACGATCTACACGATACGGATATTTGGCACCTTTAATCACTCTACCAATCGTACCACTCCAATCACCTTTATAAACTTTACCTGTACCATAGCAATTTACACTTAATGTATTTGTGCAAATTGGAGTACCAGTAGAGTACTTCTCACCACTTGGAGCGATTGGAGTACTTGGTTGTGTTGGCACTACAGTCTGACCATCTAATCTAGCATTTACTTCTTGTGCTAACTGTGGCATTTTCGAATGCAAATAAGGACCAGGACAAGATGTAGCTGCAAACATTCTATGTTCAGTTAAGCTTCCATTCGCATTACCAGTGTAATTCAATCTGAATCTATATCGTTTACAAATATCAACACATAGATTTACTAATGCATTCCACGCTTTTGATGAGATAGTCCATGTATTCGTGTTATCATTCGCAATTTCAATTGTGATAGCTTGGCAATCGTTGTAGTAGTTGCTTGAAGTCCATGCACGATTCTCTTCATCAACATTAGCAACGATCGTACCATCTGAGCCGATGCAATAGTTTGCACTAGCCATTCTTCCACTTACTTGGAATGATTGGGCACATCTTTCGGCGCTCCACTGACAAGCCATGTGGTGAGGTGTGATTTTACAGACCTTGTAACCACCTCTACCACGCATATAGTTATCTGTACTAGCAGGAATATATTTATTTGTTAAGCTTGAGTATGACATTCATCTTCACCTTCTTCTTTACCATTGCTCAATTCTGTTTGAGCTTCTTCTGATAATTCTTCAAATTTTACTTCTTTTTCTTCCATGATTCTGTCCTCCTAATTCTTCTCGACTAAAAAGTCCTGAATCTCCTTTCGTGTAGCCTTTAGGCTTTCTTTATCATCTTCCGATAACATTCCATCGAGGATGGCCATGTTTGCTTTTAACATTAAGTCGCCTCTTTTTTTATCCTCTTCTAACCGTTCATCGTGGTCAGATAGAATGCGAGTATGTTCTTCTAATTTCCGATTAATTCCTTCTTGATTTAGAGTAATCTTTTCAAGCGAATTTAATCGTTCGTTATCTTTATGCAATAGTTCATCATGACGATGCACCATTGTACGCAAATCATCACTCGGCTTTTTTAATTCCTTGATAATCTTCACAACACCCCAAATAGATGCTATGAAGCCACAAATCCATACAATCTGTTGGCTTGTAATTGTAAAATCCATACAAACCACCTACTTTATTTTTCTTCAGTAGCGCCTTCAACAAACCTTGTGAAAGCTTGGTGCATACCAGTACTAGCTAAACCCATCAATGCGCCATACACCGCATTTTCGATTGTCATACCACTTACTGCTAGGTTAAGTACTAATCCAACGAATGCAAGTACTGTAGGAATGTACTTGTTTGGAAAGTTTTCAAAAGATGTTTTCAAAATATAACCAACAATCAAACAAGCCACTACAACCACTAAAACAAAATATTTACTTAATTCTGCAAAATCAATCATCTTTTATTCCTCCTATAATTTAGTTACGTTTAGCATCACATAGCCTTCTTTGAATCCATCGTTAGTAGTGATGCTGCGAATCTGTGTCATTCTAAATAAACCTGTATCCGTTTCTTTTCCTTCATCTAAAGACACTTGTTTGAATAACACGTAATCTTGTTCATTGATTTGTTTGCCTGTCAAATCAAGAATAATAAAATCGTGTTCTTGGAAAAAGTTCCATAATTTAGTATTTAAATTGATTTCATGTGTTTTAACCATATAAAATCCTCCTATTAATATAAAAAAAGCGAGGTAAAACAAAAATGCTATATTCTGACAAATTAACATCCTGGTTAAAGGAAAAGAAAATCTATCTAAAATACAGCACTTACACAAATTATTGTAATGTGATCCACAATCACGTCATGCCAAAACTTGGCAATTTTCAGATTGAAGATTTGAACAACGATATTCTGCAGGAGTTTATTCTTCAAAAACTTGAAAATGGTCGTAAAGATGGCAAAGGTGGTATATCATTCAAATATGCCAAAGACATTATCCAAATTCTTAAATTTACACTTCCATTCAAAGTCGATATTCAACTTCCATATCATCCTTCTAAGGCGGTTGAAATCTTCGAAAAAGAACATCAAATAACATTAATTAATCACCTCCAATCTGAGATTAATTGTAAAAACTTTGGAATCCTTTTATGTATACATACAGGAATACGCATAGGTGAGCTATGCGCTTTGAAATGGTCTGATATAAACACTCAAACCAAGTTATTAAACATAAGCAAAACCATGATACGAACATACACAAAAGAAGATGGTAGCCATCTTTCAATAACACCACCTAAATCACGTTCCAGTGCTCGAATGATTCCATTGAATACATGGATAATGCACTATGCAATCCTTCTTCAAGGCGAAGAAGATAACTATGTATTAACAAATCGAGATAAACCAATAGAACCTAACAAATACAGACTTTACTACAATAGAGTCTTAAAAGAACTCGAACTACCGCACCTCAAATTCCATACATTAAGGCATACATTCGCAACAAGATGTATTGAATGTGGATGTGACTACAAATCACTTAGTGAATTACTTGGCCACTCCAACGTATCAATCACAATGAACATTTATGTACATCCACAAATGGAATTGAAGCGTAAATGTGTAGAATTACTTTGTGATTACTATACGTTGTAAATGTATGTCTTTTACGGCTAATGACACAGGCGGAGAGTACATTCATCCTATGTCACTTGACGATATAGGATATTTATATTATGGTGCATTGTTGAATAGTAATGGTAATCAAATGGGTGTTCATGACCATGATGGCAAAATGAAAAAAGCAAAGATACCATTATTGCAACCATATATCACCGTCTACTTTTGGCACAGAATTAAATAGTTAAGGTATGTCATTTACTGCTAATGCATCGGGTGGTTCTTATTCTCATAGCCATATATATGGTATTAAAGTGAATGAATATTATGGTGCTACGGCAAATCTTAGAGTGCGTAAGCCAGATGGATCATGGCAAGATGGTGCAAAAGATGGCACAGAAAATGCATATTTTAATAATAGTAGTCAAGCGGGCAATAAAAGTTTACATACAATAACATATAAAATTGAATCAAATACTTCAAATTCAAGTACTATGCAGCCATACATTGTTGTCTATTTTTGGCGTAGAACTGCATAGGTATGTCCTTTGCTACCAATAATACAGGTGGTAAATATTACTCGGATGTTCTTAATAGCTCGGATAAACAATATGGTTTAAGAAAGAACGACGGCCCGACATATTACACCGAACGTACTATTGTTCGTAGTTCTGATGTAGGAAATGGTAGCGGAGAACGTAGTGCAAAAGTATCTTTAGTGCAACCATACATTACAGTACACTTCTGGAAAAGGACTGCTTAATTTATGCGGTCCTTCGCCAAAAGAAAACAACTATATACGGTTGCAAGTTATCAATAGTACGGTTATCAGTCCAATTCAATCGTACTTGACGTGATATAAAAGAACTAGTTTGAATTCCATATCCATTTGGAATTACTGAGGTTCGGTCGTATGCATTATTAGCTGCTCCGTCTGGTCTACCTGCATAAAAATAATCTCCATCCCAACCAAATGAAGTTACGTGATAGTGAGTATTCTTGTATTTTCCATCAGTTGAATTGGACGTAAAGGACATACTTGTACTACCATCGTTTCCTGTGCCTTCACCGACTAGCGTTCGACCTTGCCCGAATCTTTCCCATGTACCACCTAAAAAAGTACCTGGATTGACATTGTTGTAAGTAATATAAACTGAACCAACAGGATACATCGCACTTTTGATTGAATTAACTAATTTATTCCAATCACGATATTGAATTTCATTACCATTCTCCACCAACACGTGAGTTGATGATGTGTTTTCAATCACTGAACTGAATTTGTATTTATTTGATACTAAATCGCCATTAACAGTTAATCGGTTAGCATTATTACCATCTTGACCGAAGAAAGTAAGCGATTTTCCATCTTTACCAAAGTTAATTAAAGTATAAGTTGGCGTTACGGTTACAATTTGCCATGAGTAATCGCTCATGAATTTATCTTTAACACCGAACGCAATTTCATACGTTGTAGTTGTCGAGGTAAATAAATTACCTGCTTTGTAATCTTGTTCCAAAGTGTAGTTATTAGCCCATGAATTAATCTTAGTCCATGAACTAGCGCCACTTGCTCGATACTGAATATAGAATGATGTTACATTCTTATTCGATAAACTTGTAAAACCAACTTTGAAATGTAATAACGCATACGTTCCACTTGATTCATCTACTGCATAGCCTGAGTTAGCACGCTTTGCACTTACATTTGTAAGACTAGGTGGATTGTATGCAGTTACACTAACTGAACCACTCTTAGTAGCAGTACGACCACGTGAATCTGTAACTGTGATTGTGTAAGTTAACGTACCACTGTTTTGAATCGCTTGAGTTGTAAACGTGCTACCAGTGTATGTCTGATTGTTGAATTTAGTCGATACAGATGTGATCGTTGAACCTTGATTACCACTTGTAGCAATCGAGAATTTTAACTTTGATTGACTCTGAACATATTGACCTATTCCTGCGCAAATTGAATTTGTATCAGATATTGATACAGTTCCGATACTAGGAACGACACCACTTCTAACTTTGATAGTTGCATTTACTGACTTTGAGCCAACGGAAGTTGAACCACTGATTGTTTCTAATGTAAATGTAGCAATACCACTTGTTGAATCAGGAATATTTTTTTCCCAATCTGTCGGAATGGTATAAGAAAAGCTAGGGGTTGTTGTACCACTAGCTATTGTTCCTATTTGTGTTTTTGTTCCATTCCAAGTTACATAAACTTTATGCGAAAAGTTGCTTGATGCACTTGTACCACTAATCTTAATTGCACTACCACAATCTAAACTCGGTTTATCAATAGAAGGAGTAGTTGCACGTGGTATTGTCGTTAACTTTAAACTACCACTGCATGAGCCTGTTGTTGGTAAATATGTACCTCTATCTGCATTGTTAAATGATGCACTGACTGATATAGATTTAGAACCATCTGTATTGTGTGATACAGTAGTTGTTCCACTTGCTACCCATACAGTAGCTCCACTGTTAACTGTAGGTGTATGAACTGCATTGTGTACTACAGTGCCATTGATATTAACTACATACGTTTCCGACAACCCATAGTGATTATGGTATGCAGTATTTGAACGAATACCAACCCACCATTCAACTTGAGATGTGTTATTTTCAATTGAATAAGATTTCTCAGAAACGTCTAATAATAACGAATACTTATCTGTCTGCCCTGTGCTTATTCCTATGCTTCCACTAAATTGTGCCATTCAATCACCTACCTTATCTTTTTAAAGTCCAAAGAGCCATTAGCTCTTGGTACAAATCCAAAGTTACCGATTTTTAAAGATTGCGTAAATTGACCATCTGTAATGTACATTGTTTGATCGTTTATATACGTTACCTTTGCACCATTCTTTTGAATTGACCATTCTTGGTTTGTAATCTTAGTTTTAAATGCACTGTCTGATTTGCCTAAAGTCAATCCATCGTTATCAAAACTCATGTAATTGTTTACGTTATCTGTAGTTTGCTTTAATCCATCAACACGACCGTTTACACCGTTAATTTGACCACTCATCTCATTCTTTGCATCATTAACTGATTGATTAATTGACCATGTGAAGTCCTTTTTCGTTTGAGTAAACTGACTTGATACAGTATTTTGATAATGTTCAAACGCCGAATTTGATACATAAGTTTCAGAAACCTTAGATGTAATTTCATTTGCCTTAGTCTCAATCGCAGATTGTCGCTTAATAGTTTCTTCATTTACTGCTTCCCATGAACTATCGCAAACTGGTGTTGTGTAAGTCGTTGAAGCAGGATTCTTATAAACAACTTTATATCTAGTCCATAAATATTTACCATTTGACCATGTAGGCATTGATTCAACCCAAGTGCCTCCAGTTTGTGTAGTTTTTGAATCACTCATGTAATATTGTTGAGTCATACTAGCTACACCAGTACCAGTCGCACCAGTAGGACCAGTCGGCCCTTGAGCCCCTGTCGCTCCTTTGACACCTTGTGGACCTTGAGGTCCTGTTTGTCCGATTTCGCCTTTTTCACCTTTCGCACCATTTACACCCATTCTTGCTACAGAATATCCAACAGTAGGAGTTCCACTAGTATAGTTAGTTGTAGTCTTAGTCCATAAATATGAACCCTCAGCAACAGATGGAATTGTAGTGGACCATGTACCAGTAGGTACAGTTGTTCCAGAAGTAGATGCTTGATACTCTACTTTTGTGCTTGCAACACCACGTCCATCAAACTCACCACTATTTGCTCTATCAGTTAAACTATTAGCTTTATTCAATGCGCTAGATGCATTACTGTTTGCACTGCTCGCAATTCCTTTTATTTCTGTAACAGATGTAGCTTGTAATTTAATAGCATTTGCATTTTGTTCAATTGCAGTTGTGTTAGAAGTAACTTTATTCGTTAAATCTGCCAAATCCTTTTGAGCTTTATCTGCATTAGCTTTAGCAGTATCTGCAGTTGATTGTGCGGTCTTAGCATTATTTATTGCAGTTTGAGCATTGTTTTGAGCATTAGTTGCATCTTTCTGAGCTTGTGTGACATCTGACTCTGCCTTTGATAGCCTAGTCTTTGCATCACTTATCTCTTTTTCACTCGAATCAACTCTGCCAGTCACTGATTCTAGATTTTTTTTCGCATCTACCAACTCTTTGTTAGCATTGTCTAAATTTTCCTGAGCACTGTCTGCTTTTTGTTTAGCTTGTTCTGCTAAAGATTGAGCACTCTGAGCATTGCCTAAAGCTTTATCCGCTTGAGTTTGAGCATCCGTTGCTTTCTTTGTTGCTTCAGTAATATCTTTCTGAGCTTGAGTTGTATCAGACTGCAGCTTTTCAATCGAGCTTGCTTGAGTCGTGATTGAATCAGCATTTTGTTTAATCTTGGTATTTAAACTACCTTCAATGCTTGTTAAATCACTTTTTGAAGCATAATTTTGAGAAACTATAGTCGATAACTCACCGACTTTCTTTTCAATCTCTGTGCTTACATCTGCATGAATTGTTTTTGATTCATTAGTCAAATCAACTTTAGTAGCATATGTTTCTTTGACTGAATTGATTTCTTTAGCATTTGCATTTGCTTTATTTACTGCATCTTGAATTTGATTCTTTGAATCAGTGATATCACCTTTAATCGCATCAATCTGTTGCTGAGCTTTACCAGTACTAGTATTCGCATCTTGTGCTAATCGCTTAGCTTCGCTTGATTGAGTATTTGCAGTGTTAGCTAATTGATTCGCCTTAGTTGCATCTGTTTGTGCTTGTGTTGCCTTATCAACTGCTTCTTTTGATTGCGTGTTTGCTTGAGATACTTGCGTATGTATTACACCAATCTTTGAATCAATCTCATTCCAGGTATTATCAAATATAGCTTTCGTGTACTTGATTTCACTTGGATTAGCATACGTACACTTCCATCTTTTCCATAGAAACTTATCACTTTGATAAACCACATTACCAACGAACCACTCACCACCGATTAATTCGGTTTGTGATGTTGAATAATAGAATTGTTCCTCGGCACTTACAAACGACTGACCATCTTCACCTTTAATTGTTGACCATCTGTATTTTGTTGGATCATCAGAACCATACTGTTTTGAATCAGAATACTGCCCAATAAATTTACGATTTGAGTCTGTTAAACTGAAATCAACACGACCATCTGAACTGTTTGCATAGGCAATATGCACATAAGCACTTGTTCCATTCTGACCGTCTTGTAGTCGCATTACAGTAACTTCTGCAGTTGCTTTTAGTATTTCACCGCTCAACGCTTTAAATCGGTATACGGCCTTATCTGATATGTCTGAGGCACTGATTGTAATGATCTGACTTGTCGATATTTGCACATCGTCTTTGTACCAAATAATTGAATACTTAGATGTGATATCAACCCCATCATCCTTTACCAATGCAGTCAATTTAGTTGAATCTGAATCTGTCTTAAACAAAACTCCGTTCGAAGAGACGATTGAGCCTTCATAAACTTTCTTTAACTCAATCATCTTGTTCATTTCACTGATCAGCGCCGAACTAATCTGTGATTGCTTTTCTTCAAAGTTATCAAAGATTGTCTTGCACTTCTCTGAATCTGTAAAACAAATCTCTTGTTCTGTGATTCGTGCTTCTAAATACAATGTAGGATTATACTCCGCATCTTCGATTGTAAATGTATCACCAATATCCGCATCAATATATGCGTCAACATCATAAGTAACTTTAGGGATACAGTTCTTTTTCAACTGTGCTAGTGCTTGACCATATAATGTCTCAACGTTTTCAGTTTCATACGACCAAATTTGCACTGCATACATATCGTTTGAATGATTTGTGATTAGTGTTGAAGGGAATCTGTCTCTAGCTTGAGGTGCTAGTATATTGTTTCCGTTAACTTTATAAAGAACATTACCATTTGAATCCTTAACAGTTCGGCCACTGATTGAGTTCAATTGCAATCCATTTGTTCCTGTTGGTCTGATTGCAGTATATAGTTCAGTAATATCACTTGTTTTAGTGATTCCGTAAATATCATTAGGATATCTTAAGATCGTACTGCGTTTATCTGTTCCCATCCCTTGAACACTATCTGAATGAGCACGATAAATATTCAATACAACATTCTTCAAAGAATAATCATCATTTAGCTCTGTAACAAACTCTAATTCTGCATCAAATACATTTGCGATTGAATACAATCGAGCTAGTACAGTATCGCTACCTGTCCATTCATGTGTAATTTTCTTATTCGACACTTCATTCTTCCCAATCACAAAAGATTGTTCAAACCCATATGCATTTACATATTCAACAAATGACATAGCTTTAGGCGCTTTATATGCATCTACAGTTTCATTGGTCAATTCCAAGCAAAGGCCATAGGCGGTAACACTTGTAGTGTCGCCACCTTTTTCTACGTTCATAATCGTTAAATGGTAGCCTTTGTTTTTACGAACAAAGCTTAGTTTGTTGCCTTCAACTAAAAAGACTGCATCATCATGTGCAGTCATTGTAGTAAATTCGAATGTATAAGATGAGCCTTTTAAATAAGTATGCAAAATTTCATCAAAGTAATGCATAGCACTAGGCACAGTGTTGTCTAAGAAAGTTAAAACCTTATTATAAGGACTCAATACTGCTATTCTTATATTTTCCATTACAACCATGCCTCCCTTATTCTAGCTTTTACAATCGGTTGAGACTTTGTCCACTCCGAACACGTACATTTAACTTCTGTTGTTCCTACAGGAGCTTTGAAATATTTTGTTCCTAGGACCTCATCATCTGGTCTAACCATTCCGTTCACATAAACATGAGATGATTTTCCATCAATTGTGATTTGCGTACCACTTGGGTATCTGTTAGGAATATCTTTCCACTTTTCAACGTTCATTTTTTCAAAATCAATAACATCAAATCCAATCATAGACATAAACTTATCGCCACCTCTATCGCCCCATTGGTTAATCGCAATCTGAATCTTTGCACACTTCATGTTTTCAATCTCTGGAATGTAGTAGTCGTAATATCTTGCCCAATAGAAAAATCTGATGTTCGCTCCTTCTTTTAAAATATCGCAACTACCCCATTTATAGTAAAAAGGATTCTGAGCTTGTAAATGAGACGTTGTAAATTCCCAATTCCTTAACAAATTGCCATTCGCCCAAATCTCATAATGTCCTGTATTTCCAACCGAGTCTGTCTTGTACCAATTACAACCACAGATTAACTTATCATCTTCGGTCAAAAAGTTGATACACATCTCACCTGTTTGCCCCATAAGCCCTGCGTAAAAGCATAAATGAAACCAACAATAGAAGTTCTGAGCTCCACTTGTATCTCCATTTGAATCTGCAGGTAATACCAATGTTCTTAATCCACCGTTGGCGACATCTTTTTTTGTTCCAACCGAGCCCAGCCCAATAAACTTTTGATCAAACCACGTATGTTCAATTAATGTTCCATTTGTTCCACGCCTTGGGAACATTGCATTAGTTCCACCAATATCGTCTTTGCAATCGTAGAAGTCTTGGATAGACGCTAACCATTCACTCTGTTTATAAGCTTCTCCATCTAGCTCTTCAATCTTGCCATACTGCATGATTCCTTCTTCAGACACAAAACCAATATATCCGGTTTCAGATGTTGTTTGAACTTCGTAATCAATGCTTACAGGTACAGTTCCTTCGTTGACAATGTTCAAAACTCCATCAGTAGCAGTGAACTCTTTTTCCGTGGTTGAGTATTTGAGTGGGTCTGAACAATAGATTTCGATTTCGCCGATAACATTGTTTGTTCCACCATCTACCTGTGTATTTGAAGTTTTCGTGCCAATGAAATACTTGTCACTTTCATCATTGAAAATAACCTTAACTTGCTCGCCACTCAATAATTTATTCATTTTGTTGTAAGCTTCTCGATATTCTCTGCTTCCTCTAGCTCTCAATTGATATTTAACAGTAATCGTTCTTGCAGGTGTAGTTTTATATCTGTAATAAGAGCCATCCATTCCATCAATTTCTTGATCCGTAACTTCTGATTCCATTAACTCACGACCTGTTACAGAAAGTGTTCGATAACCATCAATTTCATTTTCTAAATATACGCCATTATATGACATGGCTTCTGTCGGTAGGTTAGTACCGACAATGCCACTGTTTACTGTATCTACGAATGTATACATTATTTGTTACCTCGCAATCTATCATTGAATTTAGAGTGTTTATCAAACTCATTCTGATTTGCTCTATATGTTGCACGTGCGAATTCTCTATCATTGATATAAAGCGGTGTTTCAATAGTTAATTCAGCATTGTTTGTGTAATCGTATTCTGAGTTCAAGTCGCTCACAATACCTCCAAAAGCCATTTTTGGAGCATTCATCATTGGAAAGTATAATAAGTCCTCTGAAGCTCTTTTAACGTCAGAATACATTGATTCAAGTCCTAAAACCAATCCTTTACCAATCCACATACCATCTTTTTTAGTGACCTTTGATGGAGATCCAATCTTAGCTTTAGCCTGAATAGCTGCATCTGCCGCAGACGCTAAACTTGCAGCCGCTGCTCTAACAGAACCTTCACTAGCTCTTAAACCATTTGCCAATCCTTGACCAATCATACGACCACAGTATTCTGCTCGTGATTGACATGAATTAAATGCAGATATAATTGATTGACAAGAACTTTTTGCAACTGATACACCTGTTTTAAGGCCACTACCTAACCCTTTAGTAAAGTTAGTTCCCATAGCAGTTCCTGAAGTAGTAGCTTTTGCTTCTGCATTTGTCATTGCAGTAACAATCGCGTTAATAGAAGCCACCGATGTACTAGAAGCACTTGAGAAAGCTCCGCTGATTGTTGAAGCCACTGCTACTAGCATGGCTAAGCTTGTTGCAGTAGCCATTACAGAACTTGCAACTGGTGCAATAGCTCCTGCAAATGCAGTCATAGCTCCACTTGCAACTGTTAATGGTTCTGAAATTCCGCTTAATGAGCTTAAAGCATCTGATAATGATGGAATTGTTGCCGATAATGATTCAATACCTGCTTGAGTTGATACGATCATTGTTAATGCGGTTGCTAATGCCATCATTTGAGCGCCAGTATCGCCCATTCCACTTGATGCAGTTGCAATAGCTCCAATTCCTACTGCTACCGCTCCTAGACTAGCTCCCATATCAATTAAGTTAAGGCTCGTAATAATCTTGATTCCATTTGCTAATTGCTTGAAACCTTTACCTGCATTTAATGCAGACTGTCCAATAGATTTAATCACTCCTGATACTGAGTTTAAGATTCCACTTACAGTTTCACCAAATGATTGAATCACATTTGAAATCCCTTCAAAAACATCTTTAATAACTGGGCCAAAAGCAGAGACAACATCTGCAACACCTTCGAGAACCATTTGCAAGCCTTCACCTTGTGAACCAACCAATGCCATAGCAGCACCAGTGGCAAGAATAGCCGCTGCCAACGCTAACCATGTAGTTGGCGGTACCATTGCAATTGCAGTTCCTAAACCTGTAAATGCAGTTGCTAAGCCCTGGCCGATCCCTTGCGCTACTGTACTGATTGCAGTACCGAATGATTCAATAACTGTACCGACTCCTTCTAATGCGGATTTAATTCCATTTCCAAGTCCTTCAAATACATTACTGATTGCATCTCCTAGACTGGTAATGATTCCTTTCGCTCCTTCACACACAGAAGAAATAACATTAGAAATTCCTTCAAATGCTGAATTAATAATCTGAGCTGCTTTAGATGTTTTTTGTGCAGTTTGTATACTTGCATTTCCAATATCAGGTACACCACTTGAAGATGGGCTAGATGTTGGAGCACCTTCTGTACCTCCAACGCCTTTGATTTTATCCATGATTGATTTTAGCTTTGAATAGCCACTCTGTGCAGAGCCAACAACTCCCTTGATTGTGCTAGTTAATTTGCTACCAACTTTTACTCCAACAAATGCTCCGGCTAACAATTTAACTGCACCTGCAAATTTCTTAACATCTTCTGTTTTCAGATTAGCTACAAAATCTGCAATCTTACCTGTTACATCTTCTACTTTTGCAATGATATTTCCAATATCCTGTCCTAACTGTTCAAAGACTTTGCTATCCTGTAATTTATCCATTACATTTCCGATAGCATCTTTGATTTTATCGAACACTGTAATTGCATTCTGTACGGCATCTGTTTTCATGAATCCATCATAGAATTGTTGGATCATAGCTTTAGCATTGTTTGCTCTGTCTGCCAACCAATCCATAGCCTTTGATACATTCTCCATGACTCCTGGTTTAAAATCCCATGTCAAACCATCGTCCTTAGTTTCCATGATTGAATTTCTGAAATCATAGATTTTTGATTTAATCTTTTCTAGATTATCAACTAACCCACCCATAGCTTTTGATTTCAACATGTTATTCATTGCAGACATGAATCCTTGTTCAAGGTTCTGCACCGCACTCTTGATGTTGGTCATAGATGTTTTTATACCTTTAGAAGCTTCTAATGCTGTGTCTGCAAATCCACCTGTTTCAGTATCACATTCAATCATTGCATCATTAAACTGATCAAATGTAATCGTTCCGTTCTGCAATGCTGCATACAATTCATTTGCATTTCCACTCGTAATACCTAGTTTTTTTGCAACCTTTGTCAATGCAGGTGCCATTGTTTCCTGTAATGTTCTCCATGATTGCATATCTACTGTACCTTTAGCAAGCATCTGTGAATACTGTTGTAATCCACGTGATGCATCTTCAGAACTAGATCCACTTGCTAAAAACGCATGGTTCAATGCGATTGTAGTATCCGTTGCCTTGTCAATATTACCTGTAACGGCCGCCAATGATTTAGATGTTGTAACGACATCCGCCAAGCTCGTTGGTAAGCCTTGAACCGATTGATTTAACTTTGCAACACTCTTTTGAGATTGCTCAACTTCGAACCCCAAAGACTTCATTACTTTTGGATAGGATTGCATGGTATCGAATCTGTTAATTGCCCCATCTAACGAGGAACTTAAAACGTTCATAGAAGCGCCTATTACTTTGGTGATTCCAACGCCCGCTACAATAGATTTAACTCTATCGCCAAAAGATTGACACGCTCCGATAGCTTTTTTCATTGTTGAAGACATATTTTTGTCGGTTGCCGACAATATAGCCTCAACACTAAAACTTTCCGCCATTGTTATCCCTCCTTCTTTTGTTCTTGTATGAACTGTGCTAAACCATCAAACTTGCTTTTTTTCTTAATGCCCATAACTCTGTCTAATGATTTTTGGTAGTTGTAAAATTTGTTGAAAGTTGTATACACTGGTTTCACCTTTTTGCCTGCTCTCTTTTTAGCTTGTGCAGACATATTCAGATACGCTTGTAAATGAATCCTGTATTCTTCATCCACCATTTCAAGTTCTTTAGACTTCATCAAAAGACGATATTCGTAAGGAGTAATATTATCTACCTGATCCAGGTTTTTGAATCCTAGATGCCTAAAACAAGTCATAGCAACACGTTCATAAAATTCATTGAATGTTTCTTCTACTTCTTCTCTGCTTCCTGCGTGCTCACTAGTGGCCTCACTTCTTTCTTGCACGCATTCGCTTGAGATAAAAAATTAATTACATCCTCAAAAACTTTGTCGATATCATCAACGTCTTCTAGATAATTTTCGACATCCGCTTTCTTTAATCTTGGTGTTTGTCCTACATTCATGTAGAAAATACAATCTGCTAATGCATCAATATCACCGTCAATGATGCTTGCAACCATAAATTTCAAGCCTACTTCTTTTTTCTTGCCTGTATTAGGTACATCTACAGTTACTTTTTTGTTTACCTCGTGCAAGAACCCAAATCCTGCTACTAGTTTATAAATTTCTCCATTTACTTCAATTTCCATGTATTTACTCATTCAAAGTCCTCACTTTCTAAATACAAATATAAAAGGGGCTTTTCTGCCCCTATGTTCTATACGCTTCCTGTTTCTTTAGTTACATCTTTGTAAACGTAAGATGCGATCTCCTGTTGTTCTTTAGTTACTGATGCATATCCATTTGCACCATTTCCATTTGCTCCAAACGTTAAATCAACTTCCACAGAGCCTTCTGCTTCAGATGAAATCGAGCATTCTGTTAAATATCCTTGGTAGTATTTAGCTTTAAACTTACCAGCATTTGTTTCAGTTCCTTCTTCCGCTAGGTTTACTTCCCAACATTCGACTAATTCATCTGACAACATAGCCTTTTCTAATTTATCAATGATTGCATCACCTTTTGGCATAATAGATGTCGATGTGATTTCAATTTCTGCCACTGATGGTGTACGAATAGTTCCATCTTTTGTAGCAGTTGTATCTGCATCTTTTGTAACGTTTCGTTCGTTTTCTGTTGGGAAAGCAATTGCACTAGCATTTTCTTTCTTTGAATCTTTTGCAACTCTGAAAAGATAAATAAGCTGCTTACCATTTACCGCTTCAATTACTTCATCTGCGAACATCTGTAAATCAAATTTCATTATTTTCTTCCTCCTGTAATCTTGAAATCCAACTCTAGAACACCATGCATCAATGGTGCTCCTGTACTTGAATCCGACAATATCCGTTGGTTGATATTTTGGATCATAAAAGCAAAATTGTTTGTGTGATTAATCTGTCTAGCTACATCTTTAACAATCATCATGATTTCAGACAATTCTCCACGCTTCCTAGGATTGTTGTGCCATACATCCACAACTTGCGTGATATTGCCTAGAATCATTGTTTTATTTCCATAATCGTCCACTAGTTGACTTGAACCAATGTATACATATGGATATGGTGTCCCTTCACATGGAAGGAACGTATCATATACGCTAACTCCTTTGCTTTTTAACTCTTTTTTTAATTGCACTAGTAATGTACTAAATAATTCCTGCTGAGAATCCATTGCATCACCTACTTAACTAGCTTTTTCATGTCTGACTTAAATATTGGCACTTGTTGTTTGAACGCAGGTCTAACAAATGGTTGTGCATCCATGAAACGTGTTCCAAATTCAACATAAGGTGCATAATGTGTTGTTGGCCCTTCTGCATATGTGAATCCACCATCACGTGTTTCACCTCTGATACTCTTTTTAGTTGTTCCTATTGTATAGTCCCCTTTAAATACTGCATTGCTAACAGTTTTACTTTGCAATTCAATACCGTTTTGTTTGACTACTGTTTTCACATCTTCCAAAGAACAATTCTTTTTGAGCTTCTTCTGCAGTTTATCTAATCCTCTTATTTCAACTTTTGCCATCTATTGCACCTCAGACAGAATAAAAGACTCCTTTGTACGGAGTCTTCTTGAATAATCAACTTTGTATTTTTTTGTACCGATTCGAATATGATCGAAAGGCTTTTGATAGATGTTCTGTATATGACAAGTAAGGCTACCTTGTCTGATTTGTCCGTATATCTGCATCATAGTTTGTGTTTTTGTATCCATTACGGAAGCCATTACCATTTCTTCTACAATCGAATCATCTTCATAGTTGCCTGTATTCTCGTTATAAGCACCTTGCACAAACTTTTGGAAGTAAATAGGTTTATCGTATCTCATAAGAACCGAACCTTTCCTTTGTTTTGATTGGCTTGCTCATCTCTCCAAGATTGAATCTCAGAAGAGAAAGAAGAGAAGTCATCATCATTAAATGACATTGACTCCCCTTCTACTGAATGTGTTTGAACACCTTCAGAACCAATCCTATTAAAGCGTTTGATGGACACTTCTGTAATGATATATTCGAGCTCATCCGGTATGATTTTGACGCTTAGAAGCGCCTTAAGTCGACTTTCCGTAAGTCTTACAATGGTATCCAGCTTTTCATCATCACTTTGCAAACCAAGAAGCAGCTTAACATCATTTAATACGGTTGTTGTCGACATCTTTAATCACCTATGCCTTTAAATCAACAACTACATCGCCTTTTGATACTGCTTTGTAGTTTTTGTCACATTCAACTACTGTACAATGATTAGTTTCTGCTGCTTTGATATCTGCTCCTTCTTCGAAGTTCTTCCAAGATTTTACATCTGCACCATATGCCACTGTTTCTTCAGAAGCGCCTACCTTATATTTGAATTTGTTATTCATAGATTGTAACTGTTCTGCAACCGCTACTTTTGTAGTTCCTGTTTCTTCACCTTGAGAAGCAGTCAATGTTAAATTACGCAATGTTTGAGTATCGGCATCACCTACTGCAAAGTGTGCAATTGCATCTTGATATTCGCACATTAAACGTAATCCCATGACTGCGAACATATCAGAAATAGCACGATCATAGTTTCCTTCTACATGGAATCCTAAGAAGCCAGTAGTGCTATCTGTAGTATATGAAAGTCCTGCTTTAACAAATTCAGAATCACTTGGATCTACATAATATGCAATGATGTTGTTCATTGGAGTGGCCACTACTGTTTTTTCTGCAACTCGGTCTGTTAAGAATACAATATCTGCTCCTAAGAAGTTTTTAATGTATGTTAAGCCGAATGCAGTCTGCATAGATACCTTAGCTTCTCCTAAATAGCGGTAAGCATCCAAAGTATTTACGAATACAACAATACCAGTGGTATTTCGTTTCATTTGTTGGAATTTGTGTTTAACATTACCAATTGCCATTGCGATTGCCATTTGCCAAGTAGCTTCATGTCCTACTAAGCTACCTGAATTCAACTGTTTATATAAGCGATCAGTGATGTTATCTTGCAAATCAATACGGAACTGTTCGTCAGTATCAGATACTGCAGCTTCATATCCTTTTTCTGCAATTGCTTCAATAGAAACAGCTTTGCGGAATTTCTCGATTCGAATTGTATCGAACACTTCTTCTTCAACTTTGTATTCGCTTAATGGAATTGATTCACCTTCTGCTACCTTTCCATCCTGTAATGTTCCTGTTACTTTCTTTGTTTTTAAAACAGAACCGTTTGCTTTACGAATTGGACGAATGATTCCTAATACATCCAATAAAGCTTGGATATTTTTTCCAAAACTAGTAACAAAATCAATTTCGTGCGCTCTAACTTGGATGTTGCCTGTTCCTGTTAATCCTGTAGGTGCTGCAAACATTTGCAAGTTCATACCTTTATAAATTTTTTTCATATGTTAGTTCTCCTTTTTCTATTACTGGAATAAATCCATATTTTCTGCAATCATACGTTGTCTTTCCATTGGATCAGTGATATTCAAGATTGATTCACGAGTTACCCCTTTGTTTGAACCACCACGTTTTGGACCGTTGCCTTTCAGTTTTTCTTTAACTGCTTTTTCTACTTCTTGTTCAAACATCTTAACAAATGAATCAACCGCTTTTTTGGTTTTATCTGCATCCTGATTAACTAGAACAGATAAAAGGTCGTCACCAACGTTAATATTGTGCTCTGTGCACATTTTGCGTGCTTCATTTGTCATTTCTGCGATTGCGTTTTTTGCTTTCAATTCATCTAGCTCTTTTTGCACTTTGTCACGTTCTGCTTCTGCACGTTCCTGTGCATTCATGTCGGCTAAGCGCTTAGCTTCTGCTTTTTCTTTTTCTTGATCTGCTTTCCAACGTGCAAACCTTTTGTCAAGAATCGCATCCAAATCTTTATCTGAATATTTCTTTTCAGATGATTTGTCTTTTTCTTGGTTGTCTTGTCCTTCAGTTGATTGAGTCTGATTTGATTGAGTGTTTTCTGTTCCTGTACTCTCATTCTCACCGGAAGTTTCATCTGCAAAAAGTTGTAAGCAAAAAGGTAGTCTGTCATTGAATTTTTTCATATTTATATTTCCTCCTATTTTTCTGACTTTGCTTGTCATTTCCCATATCTTTTTAAGGCTTAAATGCTTGGCCTATAACCCATACAGTTTAACGACGTGAATGCTTGGTCTTATTTGGAACAGTGGATATGTAGGCTTTATAAGTCTTGGCTTTTCCACAAAAAATGCACCGTTGATTACGTACTTCAACGATGCATTCTAGCCATTGATCATAATATTGTCTTTCGACACGCTCCAAATATTTGTGATTACACATCTCTCAGTTCCACACATTCAGGATATGCTTCTTCTGTGCCTTTGCATCCAACTCTGAAGAAATTAATTGCTAGTTCTCCAGCAAGGTCCAAGTTTGAGATATACAACGTCTTGTTATTCTCATCAGGACTATAGTATCTGCAAAGTGCATCGGATTTTTCGTCGATTGAATTGGCCAATGTCAAAAATAGTACTGAGATAGCGCTGCAGACGATATCCTTTCCTATCGGAGCGTAACGAGCATGGCCATGTACTTCAATCAGGCAATCACTTTCTGTCTGTTTAATCTTAATTTTTATCACATAGTATCACTCCCTTGCATAATAAAAGGCCACTCGTTTTTGAGTGACCTAACTATTTAGAATCCTGGAATAATGTCTTTGACATCCTTTAGAGTATTCTTAACTTTTTGAAGCATAGAATTTTCAAATAAATATTCAATTCCCTTCGGAGTGATAATCATATTTGTTAAATCACCCCAAATAATGCCGTCTTTTGTATTTTGAGGATTTATACCTTCAATGTACCCTTCTTTTAATAATCCAATAATTATATATTGCCAATAATTTTCCGGTATCGAGTATTCATCTTTTGTTAAATATCTTCTATCCGGTTTTTCACCTTTTTTCAAGCAATCATATAAGTACTTAAGTACCTGATATACAATTACAAAATAATCATCTCTTGCCATGGTATGCCCCCTTTTTTCTATAGAATAACACCCAACAAAGAAGATAGCACGACATTAAAAGAATCTTTTACAAATTCAGATGCTTTTTTCATGCCACTGTTTTCTTCCAAAAAGATAACACCTTCATAGGTAATCTTGAATGGCGGATCGTTTTCTATATAAAGTTTAACATCCTTATACTTGTTCTCATATACCTTAAATCCTTTGATGTAGCCATGGGTTACTAACGTGCAAATAATTTCCAACCAATAGTTTTTAGGAATATCAAAGAGTTTGGAATTATATGAAAAGTCTTCTAACCTTGCTTCTTTGCCAAGTTTCATGCATTCATATAAATACTTTAAAATCTTGTACATCAATACCTGCATATCGTTACTAGCCATAATAGTATCCCCTTTCGCTATAAGTAAAAAAGCCGACACTTATCGGCCTATTCAATATTAAACTTAATCCAATTTTCCTGATTTAATCAATTCTTCCGTTTGCTTAAGCATATCATCAAATAAATCCCAATTTTTCTTTGTTTCTGCATCAGGACTCATTAGTTCCTTTGGAATAATTAATGGTCTATTAGGTTCCATATTCATCACCTTATCCACTGAATCCCACATTCGTTATGTCTTCTTAAAATAGCTTTTGCTATTTCATCGGAATGGTCAATAGGATTCTCGTATTTTCCTCTTTCTTCTATAATTATATCACGAAATTTTTGAACGCTATATTTTTTTGTTTTATTAATAACTGCAATTTTTCCTTTGTTTGTAACAATGGTTAACGCCTTTATTCGTTCATCATAAAAACATCCTAAATCATTATAAGAAAACTCATTTGTAAAACCATGATTATGAAGCCAGTAAACAGATTGATATTTACTTTTTTGCATCATAGTAAGTGCTTCAATGTTTTTACTTGGCATCACGCTTCTTTCTGAGCCAAAGGTAATAACTTTCTGATTATAATCATTTACATTAACTATTGTCAGAACTTCATTGCTATCGTTATCTCCCATTGACTTTCTTAAAAGTTCTCTATGTAATTCTTGTAATCCAACAGAATCTAACAATCCTTCAAATTCAACTTGTTTAACTTTATCTATGGCTTGTTCAGTAATATATACTTTTCTATCACCTAGTTTGCTACTTACTTTGTTAATTGCATAAAATTGTTCTTTCCACTCATCGAATCTTAGACTATGCTCTCTATTTGCTAATCCATTTAGCCATTTTTCATACTCCTTACGGTCTGAATGTGGTGCCGTTGCACAATGACAATTCGGATGTAAAGGTGGAGCGTTTTCTCCTATTTCCATGTCTTTAAGCTTGAATGTTTTGCCATCCATTTCTTTACATAATGGACATACGTCTTTTAATCCGCACGCCACATATTCATACTCATCTATTCCGTTTGCTTCGTAAGATTCAATCTGCGCTTGTGTTTGAACTCGTGCAATTTCTGTTCGCAACAATCTTTCTGCATTGCATCTAGATACATCGAACTTTTTACGAATGAGCGGAATAAACTCTCTTGGATTTTTGCCTTGAATCAACGCATTGGATAAAACACTGGATAAACTGTTTTTTAGCTGGTCTTGATTGACCCAAATTCGTTCTGAAAAGGTTGCGTTCTTAAAAGATGAATCTGCTACTGCTTTGGCCGTCTTCGCATTGTCAATCACTGTATCGCCTAAGATAGAAGCATTACGTTTGATTTCTTCTAAATAAGCTCCTTCCAGTTTATCACCAGTATACGATTTCAATTCGTCATGACCTGCTACAAGCTCTAATCCAATGTTTGCTTTTAAAAGTTCCAATCGGTTGACTTTCATTGCAAGATTATAAAGTCTCATCTGTTCATTGGCTTCATCTGAAAAGTTCTTTTCCTTCACATACTTCTTAGCTTTTCTTTGATATGCCTCGATTTCTATGTTTGAAACTCTTTTTTTAGCTTCTGCCATAGTGATGTTTTCTTTATTTGCATAGCGAGTAAAAAAGGATTCGATTTCCTTTCCAACCGAATCCATCATATTTGCATATATTTCTTGTATCTCATCCGCATATTCCTGTTCATCTTTTAAGCGTTTCTTTTTCCATTCAAGCTCACGATCTCGCCAATATGTTTTACTGCTCATCGTTTTGTGAATCCTCGTTATTCTGGAAGATTCGGTTTTCAGTTTCTACCATATCATTCTCATCTTCCTTTTTGATGCGTTCCATTTCGGCATTCGTATCCTCAACTGCCGAGATAAACGACAACTGAGTTTCGTGAGACACGATTCCTGATAATTGTGCAGCAGTCTGAGCTTCTTCTAATAAGTTTGCAGGATAATTCTGTGTGAACTTGTATTCAACCTCTAGCCAGTCGTTTTCAGAACGATGTGTAACTGCATTGCTAAATAAGACACGATATCTACGATTCATTCCAGACGTGAACTTTCGCTCTTTTGCTTTTGCCAGGTTCGACATAGAAAGAAGTTTATATCTCAATGCAATACCTGATGACGTTCCAAAGTTCTCGTCATTGATATTGGCCACCATTGAGTTTTGGAAGATTAAACGTTCTAATCTGTTGATTAGATTCTCCTGTGTTGCATCTGCATTTGGCTTTGACATGAAATCAACTACAATTCCGTCACCACTTCCATCCATTGACTCAAAGTTAATTGTTCGATTATCACGAATGTGTACCAAATCTGAATCTTCTACTTTCGGACCTAAGATTTTTAAATAGGCATCTGCAAAGTAATCAACATCATTTGCTTTTTCTGACATTGCTTTGTTGTAGGCATTAATCAAACTGTATGTTGATTCAAAAATAGACATACGCTCTTCATTCTCAATAAATTCGGTTGCAGGAATATCGTTGAATCCATGCTCTATGCCATTAAACACATGAAGGCCACCTTTATCGTTGAACTCATATTTATATGTTTTGTCGTAGATATATCCACGCATTACTTCATCAACAATGTGATATGTTACAAAATATCTAGGCTTCTGAACTGTTGATTCATCATAAACCATGAATCCTTCTCTTGGATCTAAATAAGTGATTCCTAAATTTCCATAATCATCATTGAAATACAATTCATATCCTTTTCCAAAAACACTACAAATCTTGGATAGTTCTGCATTGTTGTCGTCCTGATCATTGTATTTATCTAGCAAGTTGATATAATTATCAATTTCTTTTTTCTTAGAAGATACTTTGATTGGAACACCAATAAAAAAACCGTTGAATGTATCAACAATGTATTTTGCAAAGTTTACCACCACACGGTTATCTGGTTTATAAGATTCTTTGTCGGCTTGATGTAAGATCGGATAATCGCCAATATAGGCATCATATAGCTTTTTATACCTGTCTGTTATTAACGACTTATGTTTTGTTATCAATCCATTCAACACTTCAATATTAATGATGTCTTTATCGTCAGATAGCTTAAATATCGTATCCGGTTTAATAATGTATGCGTTCATTAAATACCTCCTTTAAATGTCCTTAATTTAACTCGTCCAAATGTATATTTTTCAACTGCATAACGCATTGCATCCATTAAGTGGTTAAAATCATCAATTGGACGATTTATTTTGTTCCCTAACCTATCTTCATCCCATGTATAGTTACCAATTTCGGTTATGAAATTAACACATCTAGGATGAATGATGATTTCAAAATCTTGAATATATTGAATCCCATGTGTAATGGAATCCTTTCCCTTTTGTGATTTTTCAACACGAAGACCATAACCCCTAAGTTCATCAATCGACTTAGGCTCTGCACAGTCTGCCGTGAAAGACTTCTTTTGATAATGTAGGCTTTCAA